AACAACCACTGTAACAGTAGCAGTAGTTCCAGCATCTGAATTGCTAGAGCCTGTCATGATGATGTTCAAAATAGAAGCATCGCCAGGAAGGACAGCTTTCAGAGTAGAAGAAGTGTCTGTACGGGCAACTTGAAATGCCTTAACGTTTACGTCTTTACTTACTGGAATGTTGGTTGTTGGACCTGTTGAACTAATAACGTTCAGATCGGTAGCGAGAAAACCCATAATTTATCCTTTATAGTTAATAGGGGAGACTAGCTCCCCCAGATAAATTAAGCGCCAGGCGAACCGTAGATACCACGAACGTCGGTTGCACCGAAGCTGAAGCGAGCAGTAGCCTTGAACTTAGCGTTCTCAGTGTCCCAATCGTTGTCCATGTCGAACTGGTCAGCGCGACGCTCAAAATACTTCATGCCGTGTGGCACGTCAGTACGAATGAACCAAGCATCTGCGTCAGTCAAGAAGTGGCTAGTCACGATTTCTGGGATCATGCCCATAGTCTTGATAGCATTCAAATCGTTGTTGTCAGTGCCGACACGACCGTCAGTACCCAAGATACGCTTTGCTTCAAACATCAATTGACGTGGGATGATGAGCGATTCTGGACGAACAGCGATCAACAAACCTGCATCGTTAGTGAAACCAGCGATGTCGATACATGCTTGCTCTAAAGAAGCCTCAGACAAGTCAGCAGCAGTAGTCAGGGTATTAGACCATGTACCACCTTTGAGGTTGACGTGAGAAGAACTAATCAGTTGTTGACCGTCACCGAAGGTGTAAGCGCTGTTGAAAGCACGGTTGTAAACGTTAGCACCGATAACTTCTTTAGTTTGGCGCATAGAGAAGGCCAAACCTTGAGCTTTACGTTGACCGACGACATCATACTGGTCGTCTTCCATCATCTCACGAGTGATGATGAAGCCCAACGCAAACACGACGTGTTGATAACGGGTGATGAAAGCTTGACGCTCGCTATCATAAGAGATAGGTGCGCCTTCAGCTTTTTGAACGCCCAATCCAAAAGAAGAAATACCGACGTCTTCTTCGAAAGCTTTCTGTGAAGTAAACTTATCGAACAATTTGTCGTATTCTGTTGGATATTCATCATACGCTTTGCCATACCAAGCATTGACGCCAGGCCATAGCGCTTTGGCAAACGAGCCGCTATTAATAATAGACATATTCTACCTTTCCTTTAATTAATAACCTGTAGCGCCAGTTCCAGTACCGTTAACTGTATTGTTCAGTTTAACATAGTAGCTGAAATAGACATCACCAGGAATGTTATCGGGACGATTGGGGAAGCCCACAATCTTCAAAGGCAGAGTGGCTGTTGTTGCCAATCCAGAGCTATCAAGCTGCATGCCAGACGAACCCGAAGTTGTGCTGCCAGCAGTTGTAGTGAACTGACCGTTTTGACCAACGTTAGCGGTGATGGTAGCGGCAGAAACAGAAGTACCAGCGTACTGGACTTCGTAAACAATGCTAGGATCATCACAAACCAACAGATAGCGATCTGTAGAAGCACGACGATATACTGGAGTATTCAAGTCGTTCACTGGAGGCATGTTGGTCAGATCACCAACGCCTGTGAACAAGATGCCTACAACGATACCGACAGCAGCGTCAGTAGCACCAGCACGCGTTACTGTAGGAGCACCAGTGGCAGCGCGAGCGTCACCAGCTAGTTTTACAGCGTCACCAACCATAATGACTGTTGAGTCAGAGGAAGGCACAAAATACAAATTGGCTTGCCCGTTATAAGGCGCACCAGTAATAGTTTTAACAGGACGGAACCCGTTAATACGAGATACACTTGCCATTAGCAATTCTCCATTAATAAAATAGACATTTCCTAACGGCACTTAAAATTAGTTAGCCTCGACTGATGTCGAGCTTACCATAAGTACCATCAAGAGCTTTTGCTTTGGTGGCGTTTTCCAGATCGTTCACATGGGCTTGTTTTTTCATTTGGTCTTCTTCGTACCATTCTTTTTTGATACGTACGACGAATGCCTTTTGCCCTTGACCGACGGAAAGCTGAGCTTTAGAGCCTTCTGCCGAAGCATTGTTAACTCTTTTATCTCCCACCCTCACAGAGTCATTTTCGACTAGCTCATAACCAGCCTCCAAAAACTCCTGCACTCGATCTCCCGAGTCGTTAATAATTCTATATTCGTAACTGGGGTCTTTACCAGATACAGTTAAAACCTTTCGTGAACCTACAGGTACACGCTGCGTACGACCTCTCGGTGCTTTCGCAATTGCTTCTTTAATGTCACTCATAATTAAGCTCCTTTAATACGTTTAAGTTCAGCCATGTATTCCTTTTCAGTCATAACACCAGTCCGAACAAAACGTTGCATCACTCGACGCTCATCGTCACTAAGAGCAATATCATTATTACCCTTAGCACCCTTATTTGTACTACCTTCTACCGCACCAGGCTTGTCCCTGTTAGCATTGCGGAATTTTTGAGGGAATTCTTCGCGAACTTGTCGCTCAACCTCTTTAAGAACTTCGCCAGGGGATAATCCCTTGTAGGCGAGGTCTCGGCCTAAAGCATCAGCATAAGCTCGCATTGGTTGACTGGTTTCATACCATTTATTTTTGTCAACCCAATTAGTAAACTCAGGACTAACTTGTTGTTCCTGTGGTTCGTATGCGGCTTGTTTAAGTTTACTCTGTTCATCTTTGACAAGATCAATCTGGTCGTCTAGTTTGACGACAGCGGCTGCGTCACCTTCTTCAAGTGCAGCAATCTTTTGTGCTTTTAATGCCTGTATCGCACGCGCATACTCTGTTTCACGAGTTTTAGCGTGGTGGCCTTTTAAATCATCAAGGGCACGTTTAAATTCTTTAATTGTGCGGTTCTGATCTTCAATTTTCTTAAAGAGTTCTCCTCGATCCAAGAATTCTTTGGCTGGACGCCATTGTTCTGGATCACCTTCCCACTCATCTTGTGGGACCCAACCCTGTTCCATTGCTTGCTGCTCTGCAGCGGATAGCTTTGGTGTATCTTCGGGCGCGGGGGCGTTACCTTCTGGGGTAACAATTGTTTCTTCAGCCATCTAGGCTCCTTAGTCGGGTCTAAAAATAGAAATGATGTCCTCATCATTGAGGGCTACAAATTCTTCGTTGGTGTAGGGATCTTCTATGTGCTTGCCAGCAAATCGTGCATAAGCTATGTAGTCCCCAACCTTAATAGGGCATTCAGCTCCAAAATCACGAAAGGCTGTCGGTCCAATTGACACTACAACACCTTTGTCCACGCCTGCTTGGGCGCGTTTACGATCATCATTGTCTGGAATTATGATACCAGCTGCGCTGGCACGCTTAAACGTTTTATCCGTCTCTTCCAACTTGTCTGGTTTAATGACAATGCGATGTATTACTGGAATAATCATTGAGTCTCCTCATTACCTTCGTATTCAATGTTTACAATGTCTTTGTAGGCTTGAATTGCACCTACAAATTGGCTATCTTGGACTGGGTTTACACCCGCACTATCTCCAAGCATGGCTCGTAAATCTTCTATACGTTGGTTTAATTGACTAAAAACCACCTGAGTGACAGGATGACGTTTCCAATCAATAAAATCTGATTTATTCAAAATTACTTAGCTCCTTTAGATGGCTCTTTTGCCTTTTGTTTAGCAGCTTCTTCCGCATGAGACATCTTTTGTTGATGCTCATTGTCAGCATGCATCAATTTCTGTATAAATGCTGCCTGTTCGGTAGTAGAAAAGATGCGTTGCTTGTGTACGGCCTCTGCCGCCTGAATATTAGCCATGTCTTGCCTGTGCTGCATCTCTTGTGCATGCTCCTGCTGGGCCATAGCCAACTGAACTTGTTTGCTATGCTCTTCCAATTGCATTTTATGCTGTTGGGCTTGAGCTTGTAGCTGTATTTTTTGACCCTCCATCTGACCTTTCATCTGCATTTCTTGCATTTTGGGGTCAGGAGGTGGTTGGAGTTGACCTGTTTCAGCCACTTGAGCGTTCAACAGTTCTTGCCAGTTGGGTTGTTCTTGTGCATCTAAGATTCTCTGTACTACTTTGACAGGATCAAGCACTCCAGTTGGCAACAATTCCATCAATCCTTGAGCTTTCAGCAACTTTTCTGTTTGCGATACAGCTGTAGGATCAGCACCTGGGTAAATTTTGTGGGCTTCTGGATTGAAGTCCATGGGGTTGATTGTAATTCCAAGGTCTTGTACTTCCGTATTAGGGTTTAAGTACAGATAATTGAGCCTTGCAATCTTTAAAAACTCTTCTGTCAGGCTGCGGTACAAGCGTTTGTACACAGCTGTAAACACTTTCATGCCTTGCTCAATGGTAGCCATTGTAGTTGTAGCAGGAGTGTTCTGGCCTGGCATCTTACCAACAAAGATTTCAGCAACTGAGGCTAGTTCCTTACCAGAGGTAATCAAACTACCCATCAACTGGAACAGCACGTTGCTAGGTTCTTTGGTTGGAAGGGGAACAATTTGTTGTTTAAGGTCTGTGCCCGTTGAGTTAACTGCCTTCCACTCACCAGGAGTGAAGCGGTTGTCGCCCATACGAATACGTAAACCTTTACCAATGAAGCCAGACTGCAATGTGGACAAATGTCCAGAGTCAAGCAATTGGTTGATAAGCGTGTTTACTGATTCATTGATCGGACCAAGGAGGACACCAAAGCCAATATCATAGAATCCACCATCAGGATTAGGGATGAAACCAAACTTAGTGTAATACTGAATTGGATCAATCTTGTGAATCTTTCCATCAGCTCCCTGTTTGATCGTCGTTTCATCAAACCTAGCCACAATACGGACCACTTTCTTGCTTTCCTTGTGGAAGGTAACAATGTATGGTTCTTTGTAGCCGTCGTCATCTAAATCTAAGAAGGTGTGTTGTTCAATAAATGTGTAAGGGGTTGTGTCATCTACAACCGATGGCCCAACAGTGTCAAGCAAAGGTTGTGGAGCACGTCCAAGGTCAAGGTCCAACCACAAACCAGATTGCTGGCGCTCTTTGAGCTTACGTGGGGACATCTCGATAATCTCGGAGATACGTTCTGCATCACACAGGTTACGTGCCCAGTGGTTTACAACCAAGTTCTTGGGCATCACTAGATGTGAGCAATTGGCTTCGTTTAAGCTATCCCAGTAGGTCTTCTTAAACATTGTACCTAGGATTGGAAGCATGATAAGCAACTTATCCATGTCTTCTTCCCATCCATACATATCCTGCATAATTTGCACAGACATGTACGTAGAAACAGCTTGAGCAATTTCTGTCTTACTTCCGTCAGGGTCTTTGCCTAATGTTTTAGCATTGACAATCTTACCGTTAGAAGGAACTAAGGAAGGATAAGCACGGGCTGCAAACTGCATAGCCGCTGTAGACAGCAAAGGATATTTAACGTTTGCTGCTCCTACCCATGGATAGGTTTTAGGCTCAACCGTTTGCTTTGCTAGCTTTGTCCATTCGTCTACATGCTTTACCCAGTCCATCCTAGACTGTTCGTCTAGATCGTAACCAGCAAAGGCATCACGTCCAATTTTCAGAAGCTGTGCCTCATCCAGGGACTCAGCAATGTTAATGCTTTCTAGCATTGCAGCTAACGGTTTTTGATTTTCATCCATGTGTTAGTACCCAGTGTATGCGTTACGCCCTTGGTCTGCATGCCCTGAGTTTTCATACTCATCGGCATATAGTTCATCTTCCATCTCCTGTTTCGTGGGCGCTTCAATTAGCTGATCTAGCATCAGTCCCAAGTACGCAAAGGCGTCAACCTGGTCATCATGCTTACCACGTGGAAAGGCTAGACATTCGTTTTCAAAGATGGGATACCAATCACCTTCTTTGTCAAACTTAAGACCATGCGCTCTGAGACGGGCTTGAATGCTCCGAGCACGGGATGGCTTGTCTTTACCTCCATGCTTTAAGGGCAACAGAGAAATGTATGTATTGTTCTTAATCATCTCTTCACGCAAGAACGGGCCAATGGCTTTTGAGATTTGCATATCCTCAACTCCCATGGCTACAGGATCGTAAAGTTTCTGGAGGGCAAGGAATGTATCAACAATCTCTTTACCATCCATACGCTCACGAATAATGTTCTTTAAGTGAATTCGTTTTTCTTCATCAACGCCTGCTATCACAAAGACAGAGAAGTCAGCCTTCTCGCTTTCTGAAATAGCCAAGTCGGCTGTAATGTAGTAGTTGAGCTTTGTTTGACGATCATCTTGCGTTATAGGCAGAAAGTCGCTCTTCTTAAAAAAGCTGACACTTTCGTCAATTGGCTCGTTTAAATACTCCTGACTGTAAATGTCTGTGGTTCCGTCCTTGACGGCTTCCTCATACAACATCTTGAAGTCTGCTGCACTCTTTTTAGAAGGCCATAACAGCTTGGTAAAGTCACTGTTGTGAGCACGGTATTTAACCGCCTTCCACATACCTTTACGCAGCGAGTATTGCTTAAGCTCTTCTTTAACAGTAAGCTTGTCTGATGGATTGGGCATGTTGCGTTCTAGAAGGCTGTCAGCGTGCAAGATTGTTCCAACCATACGCACTATACCTGAATCGCTTCTACAGGGCAGCAAGGCCCCTTTAAACCATTTACGCATCTTCTCACGACGATCCTTGTTCATGACAAGTTCATCGTTTTCCATATCATCACACATAATGATGTCAGGACGAGACCCATTCCAAATCAATCCACGCAGCTTCTGTTCCGCTCCCTTGGCAATGATGCGGAACTTATGTCCGTCCTCACACTCAACAATGATGTCCGCTTCCGTGTCTTTGGAAAACTGGACAAGTCCTTTTTCATTCTTTTTAATTCCAAACAGTTCGATGAGTTCAGTGTTGTCCTGAAGCTCCTGCTTGAACGTTCCTAAGAACAAAGCTGCCTGTGATTCTGTGTCAGACACAAGCAACATAAATTTTCTTTCTCTGAACAGGAGTGTGGCTAAGCCGTAGCCTAGCGTCACCCCAGTACTTTTAGCGTGCCCTCGTGGGGCAGCAATCGCTACAAACTTTTCATCGGAACAACATAGTTCCCAACATTCTTTGTGAAACTCTGGGGAGCTGGCTTGACCGTCAAAGCGACTGGAGAGGACACTTCCTACAAATCCAGCAACCACTTCTGCAGTAAGCTTAACTTTCATTACCGTTCCCGTCTACTGGTTTGGTTTTTAAGACTACCATCTGCGTTTCTAGAAAAGCTTCTATTTCTGCCCTCAGAGACAACCCTGGCATTGGATAGGCTGTTTGCACCACCTTTGGAGAGGGGGTGGATGTGATCGAGATCTTTACCGTCTCCCCTATGGGTAAGTCCTCTTTCATTGGCTTGCCTCCGTAGGGTGGTTCTCTCCGACCGATTGTGTATCTGCTCTGGGCGACTGTGGTACAGGCGATATTCCTTCGCGTAGTCCCTCTTCCCGTTCGTCATGTAGGGCATGTGGCTCCTTTACAGCAATGTCCTCAGCATCGATGATGAGAGGGTCTTTTTTCTTTGTTACAAATTCAGCAAACTTCTCAGCCAGCTTAAGCAGACGATCCTCGTCTTGCTTCTCTTCCTGCTGGGGAGCAGCTGCTTTGTCGAGCATGGCTCGTTTATCCAAAAGGTCTACAGCAACTTTATGAGCATCCCGTAGGTTGACCTGCTTGCGAACCATCTCGCCAGACTTTTGGTCAAACATGAAATCTCCGTTAACAATCCTATCCTCGACAGCCCCTAGGCTGGCATCAACGATTTTCTTCAAGCGTGCAGACATCTGCATGTTTTCTTGAAGCTTGATGTCATCAACCGTGTTCTTCCACCATTCGGTGGTTTTCCACACACGAAGGGTGATTTCAGGAATTCCTAGCACCCTGCTTGTCAGGGCCAAGTTGCCAAGAAGCAACCAAGATTGAACAGCCTCTATTTTCTGCTTGTCACTCCAGGAATGGTTAGAACCCGTGCTTAAAGCACGTTTCTTTGGGCTGCGTTTTTTAGCAGCAGGATTGTCTGAT